GATATCTCCCAGTCCAAATATACCCTTCGGTAACCATATAAGTATGAATATCTTCACCGTCCATGTAATCTTGGAACCAAACCTTGGCTCCTAAATCAACAAATCCATAAGGTCTTGTTGTGTCTTTAATTTCAAACGAACCACCAGAGATATTAATAACCTGATTATGTTCATCGAAATCTGCTTTTTCCTCCTTCCAAAAGCCTACAATCGGACTTCCTGGTAATGAGTTAGCCATCTTGGCCGCAGTTTCTTTTGTAATAATACTACCATTGCGATTTGGCTCATCGCCAACATAACAAACTTTAATCTGAACCTTAGAAATCATTGGATTTAAAGGAGTCACATTAATAAGTTCACAAGGAGTATTTAATTTAATACTAGTATGCATCTTCACAATCTCCTTTAATTCATTGACTCTTTATTTTGAATAGTCTTTTCACTTAATTCATCTTCCTCTTTTTTAGGTCTTCCTGTTTCACTTTGACCATCTGTATTAGTATTAGTTTTAGTTTTATTATCTTGTTTACTACTGCCCAAATTTTGTAAATCTTCTACAGACATTGTAGATGACATTAATGGTGGAATCATAATTTCACTTAAATGTAATACATTATTCTCAAATAAAGCAGTATTCAAAATGAAACTTTGACTTTGTCCAAGAGCAATCTGAGGAAGCATCTTGGAAAATCCCATTTGTGTTTGTTCTTTATATAATTTTGCCAATGCTTGATAGTTATATTGAGTTGTATGTAACATATAAAATCTAAAGTTCCATTTCTTTTTATTTACACTTCTTCTACCTGCAATAGTATTAAAAAGAACTTCAAATTGCAAAATTAAATCTCGTAATGAACCCTCATCAGCTAAAATAGACTTTTCAAGAGCTAAATTACCTTCAGTATTAAAAATATTTTTAGAAGTACCTAATGCATTATAAACAGTACGTTCTGCATTATTTAAAGAATCATCTTTAACGGTAGCATTAGCATCAGAAACATCAATACCTTCAATGTCAGCAAATGTAGTTAATACATCAACTCCAATAGCATCACTCAACATTTCAACAGCATTATTATGAATATCTCTCGCTTCATCTACGTCAAAAATTAAATCACCATTTTTATCTAATGGTAATTTCTGTACAATAATCTTTAATAATCTCTGCAGTTGTCTTTGTCTATCAACACCCTGAGTCATATCTAAATCAATTAAGGCTGGAATAGCATTAATAAACAATGGTAAACCATGTAATCCAGAAATATTAAACATAAAAGCACAACCTGGATCTAATAAATACCAATGTCCTTTTTTCACTCCAGCAAGAATATCTGTATTATCTAAAGGAAGTTTTCCTTGTTTATATAATAAATATCCTTTTTTAAACTCTGGAGGAAATAAATCAAGAACTTGCATACGATATGCTACATCTGGAAATTTAGTATCAAAGAATGTCATATCAAATTCAATTGCGGGCATGCCTGCGATCTTATATCTAGAACGACACCATCTCCAAGGCAAGTCTTGAATTAAAATTCTATCATCACCTTCATATGCATAGCCAAAATAGACGCCATCACGAATTACTCTTAAAGACATTTCTCCACAAACTTTTTTAATATGAGATGCATCAAAGAAATTTAAAGTTTTAGTAAAATCAGCAACAATCTTTTCTTCTTTGGCTGTATCACTCAATACTTCTGGACACATATACCAATCAAAACGATACATACTTGCAAAATAATTTACAATTTTTTGATAAATACCATTTGTTCTATAAAAATAACGTGAAATAGCTCTTAAAGTAGGAATATCATTATTGATTAACGCTTCCATAACAAAACGCTTATTATGATAATCAAACTTATCTATTTTACTATAATATGCTAAATCTAGAACTGTATCAGGATATGAACGAGTTCCAATTTTTAATTTTGCATAACTATCAACTGCGGAAGTAGGAGCTTTAGTCATATCAAAGCCCTTTTTGCGTATCTGCTCTTGCCGATTTTGCATTTAGTATACCTCCTTAATATCCAGCTTTATGCATAATATAATCATAAGAAATAAGATTCTCTTCTGTGTATGGAATTTCTATTAACTTAAAATCATGCAAAGCACAAAATCTTCTTTTTTTATTATCATTGTATTGTTGTTGATAAAATCCTCTTTTACCACCAAATTTTGCACTTGGTTGATAATGTTGTTTACCTTGATATTCTATAATAAAATCAATATAACCATCATCATCAAACACTACAAAATCAAAACGAAGAGGCTTACCATTAGAGCTTTTAAGATCGGGAAAACTATATTCCATTTTATAATTTAAACCAGATTCTTCTAAAATTTCATGTATTTTAATTTCTCCTCTACTGGCATCCATAAAAACCCCTCCTTTTTAATTTTTAAACATCCAATCTTTAGCATTGAATTTTCTCTTCTTCTTTTTCTTTTCTTCTTCTTGTTTTATATAATAAAGTCCATACTCAAAAGCAGAAAATTTATCCTTGCGAATACCTCTGTTTGCTTGTTTTAAAATGATATTTACGCCTTCGTTTTCTTCACGTAAATTCATCATTTCCTCTTTTAATATGGAAGTTAAAGTAAATGGTTTTAAATATTCTGCCCTTTCTTCAGGTTTCATATTTTGTCCAACTTTAGTTCCTAATAATTTTTGTTTAGCGATTCTTTCATCTATTAAAAACTTTACTTTACCAGATGATAAAGATGCTTGAGCATTTGCATGAGCTTCACTATTAATTGGCGCATTCGCTTTCATTAAATATAATGCGTCTTGTTCACAAGCCGCAGTTCTATATTTCTTATACTCTTGATCTGCACCTTCATATGTTCCGCCATAAACACCAAAATCTGGATAGGTTTCATTAGTGTCAGGATTAATTTGCGGTTTAACCATATAATCCACTAAACCAATACCCAAACCATTAGCATCTATTACCATTCTTCTTGCGTTATATTTATAAAATAGATTCTTTAATTTAATTGCTTGATCCTCAAAGTGAGTATCATTTAATGTATATATATTAACTAATGATTTAATTGCAGCTCCCTGTGGTTGAGGAGTACATTTAAATACAATTGCTACCGTGTCACATCCCTTGCGGCCAACGTCGACTGAGATGATATAATAGCTAGACTTAGAAGATCGGCCACTGGCCGCATACTCTGGTTGTTTTAATATTCGATTTCTATCAAATATTTCTGCATTAAAGAATGCATCTTCTACAGTTCCAGACCACTTACTCTCATATTCACGTTCAAAAGAAGTCTCATTGAAAGTACCGTCCATCTTCAGATCTCTTACGAAATTCTTATCTAGCAAACGAACCAATACGGGTATCCTGTAAGTACCACCCATAACCATTGACTTTTCTGGCTTAACTATTTGCCATACCAGCAACTGGATAAGTTTATCGTAAGGAAACGTATTTTTCCAACCAGCAGTAGTAATATATAATTGACTCTTATTTAACTGCTCATCTGGATGAGTCGTACCATCCATACACATTCTAGAAACGTTCATTGTTGGAATAATAACTTCAGAAAGAATAGTACCATCAACACCAGCACATTCTTCTACTACACCACCATGACGTCTTTTACCTCTAGAAGTTTCTCTAGCAGCTATATTATCAAAATAAGACTCATTTTTAAAAACATATTTACAATAATCTTTACCCTCAAGAGTTACTCCTCGAGACCAATTAATCTCTTTCTTAAAAGCTGGAATAAGAGAACAAATTTCTTGGACTTTTTCTTTCATAATTCCAGCAGCCTGTTCCTTACCTCCAGAAGTAACAAACAGTTTACATCTAGGATAAAGAATGCATTTAATCATCAAAATCATCATCGCTAAAAATGATTTAGAATAAGCACGAGGAAAAACCGCATACATATACTGATGTCGCATTGCGGCTCTTAAAAATACTCTTTGATAAAAATAAAATTTAAAATCTTGAGGATTACCAAATTGAAGTAAAAAATCCACAAATAAATCTGGATATTCTCTCCAAAAAGCAATATACTGTCTTCCTTCTGGAATAACAGCTCTAACTCTTTCTTCTGAAAGACCAATTTTCTTTCGTTGTTGAGAAAGATTCAATAAATCTTGTAGTGCCATTATATTGAACCCTCCTCCATCTGTTTAAGTAATTCATCATCCGCAATTTCTTCTTCATCTAAAAATTCACTATATTCATTAAAATCTTCATCTTTTAATTGTTCTATCTCATCTAATGTCAATTCATCTTCAATATCTTCATCTTCTTCCTTCTGCTCTTCTTCATACATCTTCTTCATTGCGCCTTCAATTAAATTACCTAAATTCATTTCTTCAACAACCAAACTCTTAGTATATCCTTTTAAATCCAGGAGCGTCTCATCAACTTTGTCATTTGGTTTATCTATATAATATCTAGGAATAAATCCTTCTTTTTCACAAATTAAAACAAACTCAGAAATTGAGTCAATAAACTCACCATTTTCTCCCTTATTCTGAGCTGCAGTAAATTTACCAGATTTCATTAAGCTATCATACATCTTTACCATTTTTTGGGCGCCATCAACATCTCCAATATCAAGGAGTTGATTAGCTTTTAAAGATGTTTTACACACAAGTTTTAAAATATCTTCATGACCTGCACCTTGAATATCATATGACTGCATCATCTCTTGATACAACTGTTCAAGTCTAACCCATTCTTCAGGCTTATATGCTTTTCCCCATTTAAGTCTTAAAAATGTTTTATCTTCATCAGTTAAATCATTAACAATTGAATTATCTTCACTGCCATTTATTTCATCGAAATAATCTGACTCTGAGATCGCATCAGGCTGGGCCGCAATTACTGGCTCTTTTAATTCCTCTTCTGGAATAAATACTTTATTTTCATTAAGAGTTTGAGCAATTTCTGCGGCACTGTATCCTTGGCGCTTCATGGTTTGCTCTGTCTTATTATCAGCCAGTTCTTGTAGAAACTTTGTATCAGCCCATCTATAATCTTTAAACTGTTTAAGTCGCATTTTAGAAAGATATCTTCCCAAAATGGTCATACCAGTTACTTTAGAAGGATCTTTTGCATAAGATTGAAGGAGTTTATGCCATTCATCTGGTATATAAGGAACATCACACTCTTGGAGAATCCATAAATAAGTATCTGGATTCCAATTATCAACATGAAGAGTTATACATTTCTTACACTGTTTTAATTTTCCATCAGGATATTTTTCCAGGTTATTTGAATTATAAAACTCATCAGCTCTCATCGTGCGTTTACATTTTTCACAAAAGAATGTTTGATTTTTATCTATCGCCATAAATTAACTCCTTTCTCTAGATTTCCATTTAAATCTTCAAAAATCTTTTAATTTCTCTAATGTTTTTTGGCCTTAGCATTTCGACAACTTTTACAAATACTATAAAAGCCATCTTTACTAGTTTTGTTTTTCGAGAAATATTTGTTATGAGCTAATTTAATCTGCCCGCAGCGAGAGCATCTTTTATATTTACCTTTTTCAACATTTAAATAATACCAATCTAAAGTTTCATCTTCAGCTGCAGAAGCAATTAATTTAGGAATTTTATTTCTCCAAAGAGAACTAATATATTCTAAACTATGTGTTAAGCCAAATTTAAGCTGAAGATTATCTTTAATTTGCGCATTCTGAAGTCCATCTATTTTTTCAATAACAATCTCTTGATAAACAGGATAAGGCTTTAAAGCCTTCTCACTAATTCTATCAAAATCTTCCATTAAAAACCAAGTATCATCTTCAAAATTACCCCATCCAGTTTCTTTCAGCTTTGAATAATTACATAAAATAGCTGAACAAACTCTAGGATCGCATAAAGAAATCCCTTCTGGTACTACATAACCATTTTCATCTAATGTAAAGCTATCCGGCATAAAAGTAATATGACGTGAATGTGTTAAATTCATTACTTTTACCGGTTTCCTATATGCTTCTTTAATCAAATACTGACTTTTACGCAAATCAATAATAGCTTTTTTAATTATATATTTATCCCTACCTTCAGCTTTTTTCAGCGCAACTTCCCATTCTGCGATCGCGTCTTTGACTTGCCGCAAATCTGGAATTTCTTCCAAATCTTTCTTAGTAATAGTAACTTTGGGTTGGAAAATTTGAGTCTTTGATTCATTAATCAAATTATAAATTCCATCTTCTCCATTTTCAAATTGAGCTACTAATCCTTCATAAGAAGTTTCTCTTTTATTAACTGTAGTAAGGCGGTTTTCTGTTAATATTTTCTTTTGTTTTCTTTCTTGTTTCTCCATGCAGAGAATTAAGTAGTCAGCCAATATTTCTAAATACTGGGGGTTCGGATCTGGATTTTCTTCAAGTATCTTTTTAACTAACTCATTTCTCTCTTCTGGAGACTCAATTGTATAATCTAACTTGGTTATTTTAACCACCTCCAGTCTCACTTAAATTGTACAAAAAATTTCCGCCAAAGTCAATTTTAATTGAAAAGTTAAAAAAATTTTGTTATAATATATATATAAAATAAAGAAAAATACTTTATATAGATTTTTTAAGGAGCAGATAATGGTCAAATTTACTCAATCTATGCAAAAATGGTTATTTGAATATCATTCAGAATTAATTGCGCCCTTAATGTTTGGACACTTTGAAAGGTTTACTGATGAGTATGCAAAAGAGTATCTTTCCTGGTGTCAAACAGACGAGGGCCGCAGTTATCTCAAAGGTGGTTGTAACTATGTAGAAGGGAAGGATATCGAAGAATGGTTAGTTTAAATATACCTATTATTTCTTTAATATGTTTTCTTTGGTGTTCTATTGCTCTAATGTTACTTCAGCAATGGGTAGGACCTCTTAAAACTCTTAGAACTCCTGTTGTTATCTTTATTGTTCTACTAGTTTTGCTTCTGGCTCCTTGCTTGTTAATTACCGACATTTTTATGACCTTTTTGGATACCATATTTCCAGAAGGATGGCAAGAAGGTGATTGGAGGTGGAAACCTTGATCTGGTACTATGTGATAATGGTCTGCCTCGTTGGATTCTTTATAGCCAGCGCCGCACTTGCCATATTTTTAATTGTCGATTTAGTTGGTGAATTTTTTAAGTGGAGGAGGAAAAAGAAAAATGTGGATGTTTCTTCTTGGAATGATGACTGGCGCATGCCTTAGTTTCATCATCTTAGGTCTTTTAACTGCGAGTAAAGAAGGTGAACGAAGATGACAGTATTACAAGTAGTAATTTCTTCGGTTGTTTCCATGATTGTGGTTAGTATCGTTTTGATCTTACTTTTCTTTTTTATAGATTGGATGTCAGATTTTCTAGTTATACATTCTGCGAAAAAGCAAGAGGAAAGAACGACAGAGGGTTTTACTTGTTTAATGATAATTGAAGATTTAGCAATCAGATATCCTGAAGAAGAAGTTATTTTAAAACATCTTTGGGATTGGTTTGTTAAAGAGTTAAATATAGATTTAGATTGGGATTTCATACCAGAAGATAGAAAAGGAGAAGAAGAATGACAGTAGGTGGCTGGATTTTATTTGTTTTATTAGCTTTTGGAGTTGCTATAGGAGGAATTTTTATTGCTGTATCTTTAGAAGCTGAAACTATGGGAACTATTTTAACAACGATAATTTGCGGAATTATTATAATAGCTATGCTCATGGGATTCCGTTGGTATTACTCAAGTACTGAGAGCGGAAAGCGAGCTATGAAAAGCCAAGAGGCAAACTTCAATGCAGGAATTGAGCGTCGAGTAGAAGTTTATGATGTTGAAGGTGAATTAATTAAAGAATATGAAGGTCGTTTTGACGTCACCTACGATGATGATAGGATTCTGTTTGATGATGAGAATGGTCATAGACATATTATCTACTACTCTACTGGAAATGTAATTATAGATGAATTAGGCGAAAAGGGAGAGGAAAATGAGAGTAACTAGAATTCGTTGTGATATCTGCAAAGAAGATATTCCTCAGCACCTTTGTACTGAAGTGAGTTTTAAATATTTAATTAGCGATAAACTTGAAACTATGGATCTTTGTAGAACTTGTTATGGAAGAGTTGTAGATTTTATGAATTTATTAGAAGAGGTGAGCGAGAAAAATGAGTTATCTGGTTACTAATCCAAAAGGAGCTACTGTAACGGTATTTGCTCCGTATGATTGCAAGAACAATTGTCCTTTTTGCGTGAATAAGAAGGAGTATCAAGAGAATCCTAGCTTTGACTTGGAAGCGGTTAAGGAATCCATGGCGTTGATGAATGAAATAACCCCGGATTGTGATTTTGTAATCACCGGAGGGGAGCCTCTTGCGGCCATGGCGGCTTTCCTGCAACTAGTACACCAGGTTCAGAAGTTCAACGAGGCTGGCGCGCACCATAAGTTATTTGTAAATACCACTTTACCAGTTGAAGAGAAGGATGTTCAGATTCTTAATAAGTATGCGGATGTTATTAGTGGTTTTAATATCTCTCGTCATATTGGTGGGTATATTAAGGAAAGCGATAAAGAGATAGTTAATAAACTGAGGATTCCAGTTAGGATTAACTGTGTCCTTTATAAAAAGGAAGATGTAGATGGAGTTCCCCGTTTTATAGATAAGTGGAGTGATTATCCCATTCAGTTCCGTGAAAATTACTCAGGCATCTACCCCTATAATGTTCATCACTCAAGTGCCATCTTTGATGCTTTTTGCGACAAATTCCCTTTTAAATACGAAGGCTTTGAGCCTCAGCTGAAGAAAGACACTTTTAGGTGGAGTTTGGAGATCGCTCCAGATATCTACTACCATAGGACGGCTTGCTTTTCTACTGTATGGACTAAGGATGGTCATCAGATTGTTAATGACGTTATCATCGACACAAGGGGAGAAATTCTGAGTGACTGGAATGGCTACGGAGAAAAGCTGAAAGTGCTTGACTACTACGACGCAATGAAGGATGCACCGAGAATGCATAAAATACTTCCGCTTTTGGTAGATAAAAAGCTCTAAAGGAGAAAAGATGAAAGTAGAAGTAAAATACGCACAAGGAGACTTAGTTAAATATCTAAGAGCCAAACGAGTCAATACCGCCATACGCTGTAGCTTCTGTGGTGGAGCTGGACAAATACAAGGAAGAGATGGGACACAAGCAACTTGTCCTATATGCGATGGTATTGGTTTAACAGCGGGAATGATTGCACGAGTTGATGAAACAGAAGGTAAGATAGAAGATATTCTTATTAAGTACCGCGGAATAGAAGAAGGAGATAATTTGCGGGTGGTTTATAAGATGTCTGATGAAGAAGGAACGATGGTGCATCAAGACAGGATCATCGAAAAGACAGGACACTCAAGGAATTTTTAAAGTGAAGATAAAGATAACTATTGCAATAGAACGTGATAAAAAAGATAAAAGTGAGAATGCAGCTATTAAAAAGATGCTCTCTTGTCCTTATTGTCTAGGAACTGGACATATACTTTATTTAAATGGTGAAAGGAAACCATGTCCGTATTGCGACAACATTGATAATGGGGTTGGATATCGTTATCGAA